GAAGCCGGTTTATCAACAAATCATACAGGACGGATTGGGACATCCCCGGAATGCTCTGCAGATTCTGGGGCAGGTATTGAGTGTGGAACCAGACAATAGATTGAAGACAGCGGAGAAGGCTGCCGTAGAATATAGTCAGAGTATTGAATTATGTAGGGTGCTTTTGAATGAAGGGAGTAGTTGGAAGAAAGTCAGTAGCATATTAATCGGATTGAAACAGGAAGAGCCGGAGAAGATCCGCAGGCATGTGTTGGGATATTGTCAATCTGTTTTATTAAAATCTAATAATAACCGGGCTGCATTGGTGATGGAGAATTTCCTTGAGCCATTTTATAACACATTGTTTCCTGGTTTGGTATTTGCATGCTACAATGTTATTTGTGGTGAATAAACGTTCTTTGAAAATATTGATTGTCGAGATTTAAAGACTAATCTGTTGGGACCGGGGTTCGACTCCCCGCAGCTCCACACAATTTGCCAATTGTAAGAACGGAAGAATGAAAAAAGGGCTCATTATTATGGAAGTAATAATGTTACAGGCACAGCGCCTCTACAGGCTGAGGGTTGGCAAGCTTCCCCGCTTCCGTTTATTTTATTGGGGCTGTTCTGGTTTTGACTGCAGGGGAAGGTATAAATCGTTTGAGATGATCAGTAACCGATAACCGACAAAGTTATCCAATTAAATCCTATCGCCCAGCTTAGAGCTGCGTAGTATTAGGTAAGGAAGGGGGAAAGTAATTAGATGGAAACCTGGTTGTTCAGCTCCCTTCCTTTGATTTGAAATAAAAAAAGAATGAAAATAAGTACTCTTGTAAAAAAATATCCTGATTTATTTCCAGGAAGATTAGCAATACGTCTATCGTATGCTAGAAAATGCTTTTTTGTACCTTGGTATTATGTAGAGGATAAACAAGTATGGGTAGGTGAAACTCGTTGGTGGGGGAATAATAATAAATCAATTGACTATGCACGTAGGTTCGAAAAAATCTCAACATATACCTTTTTTAGAAAGGTGCCAATATTACCTTGGAACCACCCCATAAGAAAAAAATTAGAAAGGGAAGTTCATTTTAACACATATAGAAATGAATTAATTAATAATTTGAAAACCAAGATATGAATTTAATAAAAGTAAGAAGGGAAAAGGGATTGAATCAAAAACAACTAGCAGAAATTACATTGATTTCCCCAGTTACGATTCATAACATTGAATCAGGAAAGACAAAACCAAGCACCTTTGTTAAAAAGAGAATTGAACAAACCATCGGTAAAATAGATTGGGATTAAAACTAAAATTAAGAATATGAATTACGAAAATGATGTTTACATAGACGATTCGTCCCTGGACCTTGAATGGTTAGATCAGGCGAGTCTTGCTATAAAGTATGGAAAGCACTGGGCTGAATGCAAAGAGAAATTCACCCAGGCTGAAGAAAAGATTAAACTTGTCCGCTCTGAATTAATGAGGGATGTCCATACAGATCCTGATGAATGTTTAGGAGCAGGAGTGAAACCAACTGGGCCAAATATTGAATCCTATTACAGGAACCATAAAGATCATATTGCTGCTAAAGATGATTGGGTCAAATTGGGATTTGAAATGAACGTGGCAGAAATTGCCTATAAAGAAATTAGCTATACCAGGAAAGCCGCATTGGAAAACCTTGTAAAGCTCCACGGTCAGCAATACTTTGCCGGACCATCCATTCCCAGGGACATCAATGAGGAACGGGAAATGAAACAGAAAAAAGTAAATACAGGAATCGGATCGAAAATGAAACGAACTAATAAATAAAAATTAGAAAAATGGCTAAAAAGAAGACAAGTGCATTTCGTGGTAAAGTAAATCGCAATGCAGAAAAGCAAGAAACCAAAGCATCCAGCTATGGATACTTGAATCTACCCAAAGGGGTAAAAATGTTCAAACCTGATGGAGGTAAAACTTATCTCTTTGATATCCTTCCTTATATTGTGACTGATGAACATCACATGGATAGAGATGATGAAGATCAGATTGCCGTAGTTGATGGTCAGTGGTACCGGAAACCATTTCAAACTCACAAGAGTGTGGGCCCGGAAGAAGAAACTATCATTTGTCCAGGAACATTTGGCCTCCCTTGTCCTATCTGCAAGTATGCAAAGCAGATGCAAAAGGATGGGGCTGAGTGGGAAGACATTCTACCATTTAAAGCAAAGGATCGCTCCTTATATATTGTTCTCCCAATTGATGCAAAGGAATTTGAAGAAGAATACCATATTTTTGATATGTCCTTTCACTTATTCCAAAAGCAGTTGAATGAGGAATTGTTGACTGATGAGGAAAATGAAATCTTCCCGGATCTGGAAGAAGGGAAATCATTGAAAGTGAGATTCAGTGAGGAGAAGTTTGGTAAAAACACTTTCCCTAAAACATCCCGTATTGATTTCAAAGAAAGGGATTCTACATATGAAGAAGATGTTCTGGAGGAAGTTCCAAATTTGGATGATTTATTGACAGTTCTCTCTTATGATCAAATTGAGACCATGTTTGTCAGTATGGAGGAAGCTGATGCTTCTGACGAGGTCGTGGAGGATGTTGAGGATGATGATGAGCCAGAACAGGACTCAAAATCTCGCAGAAAGCCAAAGACAACCAAAAAGGCTGAGAAAGAAGATGAGGATGAGCCAGAAGAAAAGTCTACCCGGAAATCCAGAACATCCAAAAAAGAAGAAGAGAAAGAGGATGAGCCCGAGGATGAGGATGAACCGGACAAAGAACTGGATGAAAAGAAAACTCGTAAACCAAAGGGCAAGCCCACCTCAAAGAAAAAAGAAGAGGATGATGAGGAATGTCCAGAAGGTTTCACATTTGGGAAAGATGCAGATGATCACAAAGAATGTGACTCCTGTGAACTCTGGGACAAATGTAGTGCCTTGAAATACAATTAAAGATGAGCAATACTAAAAAAGCACCTTCTTTCTTCACTGGGTTTTATGTATCCTGGGAAATGGACATTATGCTTCGGGGTTATGCCCTGATGCATAATCTCCCTGTCTCTCATGTGCTTCGCAGTATCACCCACAAATGGGTAACTGATGAATCTATGACCCAGGAAACCATCATAAAAGGACTGGCCCACAAAATGTGTTTGGATTGGGATGTACTCCAATTTGATAAATCCCAAAATGTTTCCAAAGATTCTTTCAAAGAAACTTGGTCTTTCAAATTAGCAAACCTTCCTCCAAATGTTATTAACGCTGTAATTAAATCATTCACAGATGAAACGGACAAGCAAAGTACCACTGAGTGTGCAAGTGAAGAGGAAAGTAAATAGTCCTTTAAAGAAAAAGAAAGAGACTGCTGGAGATGATACTATTATGGTATCTACTGGTTCAACTCTTTTAGATCTTGCTATTAGTGGAGGAAGAAAAAGAGGAGGAGGAATTCCAGGAGGAATCCTTGTTGAAATCTTTGGACCAAGTGGTAGTGGCAAAACTGTCCTACTTTGTGAGATCGCAGGAGCTATTCAGCGACAAGGTGGTGATATAATGTTTCATGACCCAGAGGCAAGATTGGATAAACAGTTTGCTCAAATGTTTGATCTTAATACTGATGATATCGAATATACTACACCAGATACTATTCCAGAAGTTTTCAGTGGAGTAAGGAAATGGGAGCCTCGTTCAGAAGATAATATTAATGGTATTATGGCAGACTCCCTTGCTGCACTTTCTACTGATATGGAAATGGATAATGATGATGGTGATAAAATGGGAATGAGGAGGGCAAAGGAATTTAGTGAGCAGTTACGCAAAACGGCACGGATCCTGGTTCAAAAAAATCTATTAATGGTCTGTAGTAATCAGGTCAGACAGAATATGGATGCTGGACCATACGGACAAAAATATACAGCCCCAGGTGGAACTGCTATTGGATTCTACGCTTCTCTTCGTCTCCGTACCTCTAATCCAAAGAAAGTTAATCAAGTTGAGAAGATAGCTGGGAAGGAAGTAAAAAGAGCTATTGGGATAGAAATTACTATTGAAGTATCAAAGTCATCTATTTGGAAACCTCTTCATACGGCTCCTGTTACAATTCTCTTTGATTATGGAATTGATGACGTACGGGAAAACCTTGTATTTTTAAAGAGATATACCAAAGCGAGTATCTATACCCTTGGAGGTGAGAAACTCGCTGTATCACTCTCTAAAGCCGTTGAAATGGTCGAAGAGGACAACTTGGAAGGATCTCTCAGGGAAGAAGTCATTAACCTCTGGGAAGAGATAGAAGAAAAGTTTGAAACCGAACGTAAACCAAAGAAAAGATGATACCAAAAGCAGTAGTAGACTTTGCAAAAGAGCAAGGAAAAGGGTTAGATCGTGTGATTAAGGTAGCTAACGAATGCAATATTACTTCAGAGGAATTCTTTAGCATCTTGGATACTGGATTATTGAATGAATATGTTAGATGGCTTGAAGAACAATATGAATTAATGAAACCAATTATGACTGCTTTTAATGGTTTGAAAGAAATCAATAATTCACTGAACTCATTTATAGAAAATGGAACGCACTAAGAAACCAGACAGACAAGATAAAGAATTAATCGTTCTGACAATGGATCCAAGTCTGACCGGCTGGGGATATGTGGTGCTGAATTCCAGGAAAGAGATTCTATGTGTTGGTTGTATTAAGACAGAACCCCAGCACAAGAAACGGAAAATCTTTGTGCCTAATGATTTAGTCCGCAGAATTAGGGAAATCAGTAATGAACTGCTTTCTGTCATTGATTCTTATAAAGTGAATTTCATTGTTAGTGAATTACCCCACGGAAGTCAGAATGCCAGTGCCGCTATAATGGTTGGGCTAGTGCCTGCCCTGGGGCAGACTATAGCGGATTGTTTGCATATCCCGATGGAATGGTTTTCTGAAAATGATGCTAAACAAGCTCTCCTTCATAAAAACTCAGCCACTAAGGATGAAGTATTGGGTAGGATTCATAAGCACTACAAAGTACCCTGGACTGGAGTGAAATATAAAGATGAGGCCATTGCCGATTCCTTGGCTGTTCATTATGCTGCTAGTAAACAATCAACTACTTTAATGTTTTTAAGTCATGGATAATAACGGAAAGAAACCAATGAAATGGAAAGAATTATTTGAAGCCTTGAAAAAGATTAAAAAAACGCATAAAATCCAATCGCTTCATATCTATAAGGGTATCAAAGAAGTTATTGAGACTGACAACACAGGATATAAAGAATGGGAATCAGATGGAACCACTTCAATTACCATTGATTTCATGAAAAAAAGAAAAAAGTGAAACGCACCAGGAAACCAATAAATAATATCCCAAAGGAAACGGATCCTGACATGATCGTATTGGAAGATTTACAAGAACGATTACAAGCCGGAGCCAATAATCCTAATTTG